CTACTATATCATCAAGAGTGGGTACGGTATCGCTGTGGTGTGGTATGCCCCTACCGTCTTCTCCATAATAGCCACACAAACAAAAACTAAACTCAACATTCTTTTTATACATAATGGAAGCAAAGTCTTCACAGTCTTCTTTTATATTTATTAGTCCTGGCAAACTTTCCCACGGATCTGGATCCATGTATTTACCTGCATATTCAAAAGGTGCGTTACCAAAACCTAATGTTTGTCTACCACGCACTAAACCATTTTTAGTTTCACGGACTACAGCTTCTCGCCAATTAAGTTCTTTAAATAATTTATCTTTTAACTGGTAAGCACTAACTGCTTCTTTTAGGTAATGAATATTCTTCATCTTCAGCCTCTACTTCTATTACTTTACCTGTAGGTAAAACTCCACCTGTTTTATAATACATTTCTTTCATGCGTTCTAATACTTCTTCTTTTGACATAGAGTCTATACGGTTAACAGTTAGTTCACTACGGTTAACATATAAACCTGCTGCTTTACCTCTAGCCACTTCTGCAGTAACTGCTGCAGACCACGCACCATTACGCATAGCTCCTTCTCTAATATCTTTTAAGTCAGTAAGATGAGTAGCTAAATCAAGCTCAACTTTTTTACTAGCTTTTTCTTGTAAAGCATGAATTTTTTGTTGCACTAAAGGATTATCATCACTGGTTAACACATAGCCTGCTTTGACTGCATTCTTTTCACTGTATCCTGCATCTATAGCTGCATCTTTTTTGTTCATACCTTTAGCAACGTTTTGTGCAAACTTTTCTTGTTTAGGCGTGAGTTTTTTCTTTTTCATTAGTGTATGTTATTAAAAGTTTCTTTAAGCATCTCTTCAGATATGTCTATGAATCTTCTTAATGATTCAAACCTATCTATCTCACAATCTAATATAGCACCCATTATATTATTGTCATTAGTTTCTGGTCCAATAATTTTAATTCTGTAATGAGGTTCAACTGGTTCACCGTCAATATGCTCATGTATCATAAGCACATACACAGGAAACAACATTCTTGTAGGCTCAAGCTCTAACTCTTTAATATCTTCAAAAAACTTTTTAAGGTCTATGCTTCTATTAAAACCATGTTTATCAGCAGCATCAACAAACTCTAGTAAATCAAAGTAAGTCATAACACGTAAATCATTCATACTAAAATTTATCATTGTCTACTCTCCATATCCTTAAAACTTCACCTAAAGCTCTAGTGGTAAATTTAAATTCTTCATGCCTACGGCTATAAGCACTAGCAGCAACTCTAAGACGAGTAGCCTCTGGTTCTTTGTTAGGTATAGTAAAACTTTCACCTACATCCATAGAATCAAAATTATATTTGCTTTTCTTACTGGGTATGGGTACGTCTTTTTCTATCAACATATATCATTCCTTATAAATAGTATTAGTAAAGTATATAAAAGATGCTAACTAAAGTATATGAACTTCTTAAACTTTAAGGTAAGGTCAGAGCGTTTGTTCTACCTACCTTATAGGTTAGTAGCCTTAAAGTAATCAAGGGCTTAAAAGCGGTCAGACTAAGCCTAACTAACTTGATTAAGTACTACTATAAAAGGGTTTCCTCTCTATACTTAAACATCTATACTTACTTTTTTTATTCTTAATAGCTTTGATAACACTTCTAGCTATTTGATTACGATGTTTTTCTAACCATTGATCAAAATCCCCAGCCCTATAAATCTCATCGTTAATGTCAACGTTTACATATAGTCTAGCTGGGGTATTTTTTACCTCTTTAGGATTGTTATAAACCATCTCCCAAAGTAGCACATATTTTGATCTAGCCTTTTTTGACATAACCTAACTTAATATCGTATTTAATATCATTAATGTTTAACACACCTTTATCTAAAACATCTTGTATAGTTTTAATATTTTCATATTGTTTCATACGCTCTTTATTTTTACTAGACATAGGAACTTTATTAGTGCGAGTAAGTTTTTGACTAGTGTCGTAAGGGTCACGAGCACTAACTTCATTACAATAATTATTGGGTTTAAGTATTTCTACTTGGGTTTTATAACTGCGTTTCATATCTATATCCTTTGGCTTAACAGCTCGTTTATAAAAAAGATTCCAAAGTTTTACTTGGCAATCTTTAGAGTTTTTAAAAGATTTAATTTTGCTTTTAGCAAATTTGTTGTACACATCAAGAGCTTTGCTTTCAGGTAAAATACAGTTCTTATCTGACATAAACTCAGGGTCACCAATACGTTGATAACCCTGAACAATTTTATGTAGCTCTGTCATAGATACTTTCACCACCCTTGAATAGTCAGGGGTGGTGAAACATAAAAACTCTATAGAGTTATGCTGCTTCTGCATACTCTACAGCTTTTACCATAGCACGGTTTTTAAGACTAGCCCTAGCCCCGAACCAAGCATTATGCATTGCTGCGTCACGGTCGTGACCCCACTTATGGTCTACCACATACGTAAGTGCATTTACTGCACCCCACCAAGTACCTTTACTAGATTTAAGGTTGGCTCCAGGTTGTTGCTCAAGAGCCTCGTATACTTTATAAGGTGTGCGTTGAAACTCCTCTAGAGTTTTAAGTTTAGATTCTATTAACTCAGCGTCTGTTGACTTAGAGTTTTCTAAAATTATTTTTTGCTCTAAAGCTAGTTTAGGTTGTAGTAAGTCAGCAATATAAGATATTACTTGATTATCATTATATTTCTTTTTACTTAATAGCTCAGCAGTTTCCTTGTACTCATCAAGGCGAGTGCCAGCTAAACCTAATGCTTGCTCTGCAGAAGTTATAAGGTCAGCGTCAAATACTTTAGTGTGTGGCATTTTAAAAGCAGGCTGAGTTTTATCAGCTAAAGCCATAGATAAAGTATTGTTACAAACGACACGCACTGGTGTAAACCTAATCTCGTTAGACTTACCCCACTCATGAGACACGGACACTAGTAAGTAGCCCTCAACTCTGTCGTCACCTGGGAGTGTAAAGCCGTCATTAATTTCAGCTAACCCCCATATCTGTTTACCACCACGTAATGAACCTGCTGTATCCATGTTCATATCACCAGCGTCTGTAAACTTTTTAAAGAAAGTAAAAGCCTCTTGGTTTTGCGTTGGTATAAACCTTGGTCCACATGGTCCAAGTATCTGATTATCACTATCCCGTACTAACACTGAATAGTTATCTGACATAATAAGGTCGTCAGCTTTATCACTGTCGGCATTATTATATGTGAATATTGAACGTTTGCTAACTGTCCAATCCAGCTGAGCTTGTTTCAACATCTCCTGTGGTGTAAGGTTGCCGTCAACTTTAACACCTAGCCCATGCCAAGGTACTTCCCCAGCGTAAGCCATAGTCTCAATATTATGAGCCATATTTATCTCCTATAAATGCTTATTAATTATTTAATAAGTAGTTTTAGTTTACTTAGATAAACTTAACATTAAAGGATAATCTACTTGATCAAGTAGTTTTCAATAGAATATAATCCTTTCTCTATTAACTTACTTCTGTTGTGTAAATGAGCGTTAGCTATGTCTTGTTTATCTTGACCATAATACTTAACTGCGTAATGATTCTTTATCATATCTTCATTAAGGTCTACACCGTCAGCTATAACAGAACCCAGTACTCTACCAAACTTACCACGAGAATCTTTTAATTTAGTTTGTATAACTAACTGATCTGCCGATTCTATTTTATCTTTAAGGTATTGTTTTGATAATAGTCCACGAGCTTTGAGCTCAAGGTTACGAGTCCTGCTTTCAGGTGTATCGATACCATATAGACGGACACGACACTTGTATAAAATATCAAACCCAAGATCCAGAACCACATCAACAGTATCACCATCAACGACTCTTTCCACTGTGCATGCATATTCGTACATTATTTTTTATTACGTTTCTTTTTCTTTTTTCTTTTTATTGTAGTGTATGCCTCATTAACATCAGGTGTGTTAGGGTCGTCTGCAACGTATCTACCTTTCTTAGTTCTAGCTCTTACCACCACAGTTTCTTCTTCTGGCACTTTCTTAGGGGGATTAAGTTCTTCAGGTGGTAAAGGTTTAAAGAAAGTTATTACCTTAGTCCACCAACTTATATTAGATTTTGACATCTTGTTTCTCCTCGTCATTACGACTTTTTATCAGACGTACATTACGCTCTTTTAACCAATCACGCATTAAACGTCTACGTTCTATTGTACTTAACTTCTGATTAAGAAGCAAAAGTTTCTTGTATTCAGCGTATTTTTTATAACCTAAAAAATAATCACCACCACCAAGTTTGTTAAACCTGACTATCTGCCAGACTCTTTGTTTACTAATTTTGTATTTAACACCTATTTCTTCAAGTGTGTTGTCTGTATTAAGTGTAAGCATAAATATTTCAAAATATTTATTTCTTCTAGATTCTTTATTATTTAGCATCAAAGTATTCTCCATAACTTACTATTGCTTCACCCCAACTTTTACCTATCTCAGCATCCACTTTATTAGGCACCACTAATGGGACACAATCAGCCATAATTTTTATAATTTTTTCACACGTTTCTTTTGAATCTACTGAGATATCTAACTCGTCATGTACTTGTGTATGAGCAATTATTCCTTCTTTATATAATTCTACCATAGCCTTTTTTGTCATATCTGCTGCTGACCCTTGTATAAGCCTGTTCATAGCTTTATAAGTAAAAGAGCGTTTTATATCATTACCGTAAAGTTCTACCGCATCTTCGTAGGGTAAAGGTTTTTGACCAAACTCAAATCTAGGCTCGTATAAATTAAACCTACATTTACGTCCTAATATAGTAGTAATGAATCCACGGTTAGCACCCAAACGTGCACACTTATCACGTAAACCTTTTATAAAGGGTACACGCTTATGATAAGTATTGAATAAACTTTCTGCCTCCTCTACGGATAAATCTAATTGACGCACTAATTTATCCTTACCCATACCATAACTTAAACCTAGATTAATAATCTTAGCTTCCTTACGACTTATGTTAGCCATGTCTGCTACCACTTGATGAAAGTCTGCATCTTTATTACGATACGCATCTACTGCATCTTCAGCACCCTCTTGTTCAGTTTTTTGAGCGTAGTGAACCGTAAGTCTAGGTTCTTGTTGAGAATAATCAAAAGCTCCCCAATGCATTCCCTCGTCTGGTATAAATATACCACGTATCATGGGACCTATTTCATCGTGTCTAGCTGGGACTTGTTGTAAGTTTGGGTTACTACTACTAAACCTACCAGTAACTGTACCACCACGGTCAGAACGTAAAGGATGTAAGTCACCATGTATTCTACCATTAACGTTATGATCTAATATCATGTTATCTATAAAAGTAGTTCTAGCTTTATTGAGCTGTCTAGCTCTAGCTATATTACGAGCTAGTGGATGATCATGGTTTTCTAACCAATCACCAGTAAAACTAGGAGCTTGAGTTTTTAACGTTCTAGGGTAACTTAACCCTGCTCTATCAAAAGCTGTAGCCACAGATGCAGCAGCCCACAGCTCAACGTCGCAACCATAATCTTTTTTAATACTGTGTAGTATTTTTATTTCTTCATTCTTTAGCTGTCTACTAGTAAGGTCAGCCTTATCTAAATCAACAGCTACTCCTTTCCAACGCATGTCTAATAATATAGGTATTAGAGCAGTTTCTAAGTCATAGATTTTTTCTACATCTTCTAGTTTTAAAAGTTCTTTAAGCCTACCCCAAAGTTTTAAAGTAAGTGCTGCATCTTGTTCAGCATAAGCACCTACATACTTAGCAGGAAGTTTATACATCTCACTTTTAGGGTCGATACCAAAAGATTTTGCTGCTTCTTCTAACAAGCTTTCATCTTTAATACCTCCCACATATCTTTTACCTAAAGCGTTTAAGGAATATCCATATTGATTTTCATCTATTAAAGGTGCTGCATACATGGTGTCGTGTATTTTACCAGTAACTTTTACCCCCATTCGCCTTAACCATCCTAAATCATATAAAGAGTTATGAAATACTTTATCGTTATTATGGTTAAATTCTTTATTCATCCAGTTTATAACCACCTTTTTATCTAAGTTGCCACCACCCATATGTTGTATAGGTAAGTAAATAGCAAAGTCTTCAGTAGCCACAGCTACACCAGTTACATAACCTTGTCCTTCAAAAGCCCAAGACGGTCCATGAGTTCTTAACAAGGGATCATAAGTTTCTAAATCTATAGCTACTTCTTTATAGTTTACTAAACTAGGCAAACTACTTGGCGGTGTCCAATCTACTTGAGGTGAAAATAAACTAGATTGCATAGCTATAACCTACTAGGGCAAATATTTTGTTTACCAAAGTAACACCACTTACATTTAAAACTACTAGGAGTTGCAGTAAAGTCTTCTGTAGTAGTCATTGTTACAGCTCTAGTGTTTATTTTTTCTTGCCTAGCTTTTATACTCTCACGGTTATACATATAGCGTTCTATCTTGTTGTGGTCAAGATACCACATTTCAGTTATAATATTTTCAACCTCTGGATACCTAGCTAATACGACAGCCCCATAAAGTTCACACTGTTCTCTATGTGATTCTTGATTACCCTCGTATCTTCCTGTTTTAAAGTCTATAACTCTAGCTTCTTTAGGGACACTCGCATCATGGACAAAAGCATCTACTTTAGCTCTACCCCATGTATCATAACCAAACCAATCAGTAGTTTGCCAATCTTTATCAAAAGCCCAGTCTCCTTCACAGATAACTGATCCTTCTAAATAAAGTTTACGCAGTTCATCAAATGCTTCTCTAAAGTCTAATAAAGGTTTAGGTAGTTCTTCTAAGTGTCCTCTTATATAGTCTTCACACATTTTGTGTATATCTTTACCACGCTCCATGTATTTATTTCCTGGCTCTCTTATTTTTTGTATAAAAGAATACTCAGCTTTCTTTGGGCAGTCCTCGAAAGTTTTTAAACGACTGTACGACCATTGTGGTATAGTAGCCATTACTTATCATTTTTATTGTTTATAGATCTTTCTAACCAATTATAACCAGCTGTACCCCAATCACTAGCACAACAACCTTGTATTTCTATGAGGGATTCCTCATACTCTCCTTGTTTATATAAATACCACGCATCTTGCATAGGGCAAGCAACTTCTATAAAGAATGGGTCGGTAAATTTACTAGGGTCTGACATAGGGCTTCTATTTAAAAACTTACTTAAATCCTTATCCCAAGCCTCTCTAGTTGTATTTATTAAAGGGTAAGTATTGATAGCTTTATTTTCATAAGGGTTTGAATATTCTTTCATATTATAAAAATCAAACGCATCTTGAACATATAAAGAACGATACATGTCTTCATATATTTCTGTATATGCATGAAAGCTATCACTAATTTGAGTATATTTACCTAAAGGCACTCCTATACTATATGCCATGTATTCCTGTAGTATAGACATATGGACTATATTAGCACCAAAAGTTCCCCAGATAATATCATTAGATCTATTACTTACGGTCATATCAAGGCAACCATTACGAACTTTAAAATAAATAACGGTATTACAAGGCACATCTTTACTCTGTTTATCCAGATCTGTTTTAGGATCCCACATTTGAAGCACACTCCTTCTATCATTAGGATCTTTTTTAAGCCTTTCTATAATTAAATGTAGTTGATCTACACCAAAGTGTTCTCTCCATCTATAACCATAAGCACCTTGTAGTGTTGTACCGTCATCACTATATTCCCGCATACGTTTATTATAGTATTCAATATAGTCTAAATCTTTAGCTCCAAACAACATCCACAAACTTTCTATTAAATGAAAGAAAGGGTTAG